TGAACAGATCAAGTCGCTGGAGGCTAAGCTGGCTGCGTTGCCCCCGGCCCCCACACCTTACGATGACACGGGTCTCCGGGTTGAGCTTGAGGCCAAGCTGAAGGAACTGCGCAGCGATCTACTGGAAGCGCAGACTGGCGCAGTCTCTGGTTCAGCAGAAGAACTGCGTGAACAGATCAAGTCGCTGGAGGCTAAGCTGGCTGCGTTGCCCCCGGCCCCCACACCTTACGATGACACGGAAGTTTGCCAGAGGCTGGATGAGCTGACTGAATCCGTGTTGGAGCTCTATCAGCAACCGGAAGTTCATAAAGAATTGCGGGGTGGGCTGGATGCACTCCGCACGCAAGTTGACACAATGCCCAGCGTGTTGGATGAACGTCGTGCGAAAGCTGAGACTGAACTGCGCCATTCTCTGGAGTTACTGGAGTTGCGTATCAGCAAACAGTTAGTTGAACTTGAGCGTAAGCCCGGCCCGAAAGGTAAGGACGGTATCGGTCTGCCAGGCCGTGACGGGTTGGGGGTTGATTTGAAAACTTGGTCACCGGGCGTTTTCCGTGAAGGTGAGGTTGTTCAGTACGCAATCGGCAAGATTGCCCGTGCCAAACGGGACACGGTCACGAAACCAGACAACCGCACCGACTGGGAACGTGTTGGCACTGCCGGGTTTGAGTTGAAAGGTGTTAAGCACGTAGACGCAGAGTACGAGGACGGCGACCTGTACATGGATGACGGTACCATGTTCTGCTGGTACAAGGGCAAGGGCCGCATGTTTGCGCGACGTGGACGTGACGGTAAGGATGGTAAGGATGCTAAGAAACCACGAGACGGCATTGACGGCCAGCACGGACCCAAGCCGCTGGAGATTCGTGGTTATGCCGATGGGTTCTCATTGGTTTATGACGACGGTTCAGTGGTCGATTTTCCTGTTGACCAATTCAAACTCTTTATGGATGCGTGGGACGAGCAACGACGAGAACAGGCTGATGGTATCGTGGTTTCAACGTTTCGCTCGGATTGGCGTCTGAAAAATAGCTACCGAAAAGGAGACATAGTATCCAACAATGGTGTTGCGTGGATCGCTACAAAGCCAGTCCCTGAGAATACTCAGTTTAGCGCAGACCATTGGGCGCGGTTCAGTGGTGGTGGGGTTAGTGGTGCGGGTAAGGTGTTGGCGACTAAGACTTTATTTTCAATGGGCGATGTTACAGATATCACAGTTAGCCCGGTGTCTTTTCAGGACCGTGTTGGTATTGCAAACCTTGTCGGAAACGGCACTCTCACCATTGAGCCCGCCGGGGTCGGGGAATATGCAGTTTATTTGTTGCGGTTGACTTCTAGTGCAGACGGTATGTATGAGTTAACGGTTAAACATACCAGAGTCAGTTGGTCTGATGGTGTTTCTGTGCCTATTGCCCCCAGAACCGGTCAGGCGGTGAATCTCTTGATTAAGTCCATAGCTGGTGAGATTGTTTTGTCTGTAACGTGTGATGAGGTGCCTGTGTGAGTGTGATGTTAAACTTAATTTCCATTAAAGGGTATCTCTAATGTCACATTCATACGACCTTGCCCGTTTAGCTAGATCGGGGACACCCACAGTAGAATCCATATCGGAACTTGCGACGGTTGTTTTTTACAATGGTACGCCTCCTAAAACAGTTTTCGTGAAATTTTTTCGTTTTCCCGAGGACGGTGGCGGGGGTGAGTTTTATTGGGATCCTTCTAAATCTAAAACAGCACATAACGGCGGGACCATAATCGATCCCAGTAAACTAGATCAGATATCTGTTTGGCCGGGTACGTGGTTCACGCCTGTCGGTGCCGGGGTCGGGTGTTGGGTTAGGCTTGTTAGTGGTGTCCTAAATGTCCGTATGTTCGGTGCTCTCGGAAATGGCTCAACAGATGACGCACCCGCTATTCAAGGTGCCGCAGTTGCGATAGGAGCGGTTGGTCGTGGGGAGCTATATTTTCCCGCAGGGGATTATAGGTTAGGGTCCAAAGTCTACATCGCTGAATGTGATATCTTTTTGCGTGGCGCTGGCGTTGATTGCACTAATCTGGTGTGGACTAACTTAAACGGTGGAATAGTGTTTACAGATACCACCGGGGTGAGTGCTGAGGATCGGTCTACTTTTAGTATCTCGGACTTAACCTTGAGCACTACACGAGCGTATGGTGGGACAGCTCTTGCGTTCAACTATTCGGCCATTAACCCAGTCGTGCCTTTTGGAGACGCCAGTACCGTTAAGATTCGCAATGTCGATATTCGCGGTTTTGATTTTTACGGAACAACTAACGATCATTGGACACAGGGGGTTAGCTTAAAAGATACTGGTGGGGTGTATATTGCAGATCTACGCATTCTCGGTAAATCGAATACTCCAAATACCCGTGGTATCGTCATTTCTGCAGTAAATAGCTCCGTTGTCCGTTTTATGTTGAACGGAATTCAAATCAATTTTACCGAGCGTGCGATTGAAATTGTTGGGTCTATTGGGAAGACCATAGAGGGGATATACCTAAGTAATTTTGAGTTGGTAGCTTGTAACGATGGGATATTAGTGCGGGGTGGCATAGTTCATGCCCTTGAAGTTTGCAACGGTCACATAGATGCTAAGGTTAACGCGATATCCCAAAGTGATTCAAATTCACGCGGTTCGAGTACGTTCAAAATCACTAACAATTATCTTGCACTTGGGGATAAGTGGGACGGAGTGGGGTCCGACGGTAACGTCGTTTCACTAGACGGCGTTTCGTTCGCCAGCGTCGTTGGCAATTATATTTTGGGGCACCCGTCTGAAGGTGTTCTTCAAAATGGGGTCTTACTTCGCAGTTGTAATTACAATTCAATTTCAGGTAATCAGTTCAATCACCTAGTGTCTGGAATCGTTCTTGAAAATAATGGTGCAGACGGGCATTGTGTAGGCTGTCGGTCGGATGGCTCTAATACTTTCGTTAATACTTCTCTCGAAGTCTTTCAAACGGGTGTTGGTTCTGCGCTTGCAAGAGGAATTGTTAACCCCAGCTATGCAATTTATGATACCGATTTGTCTTTTCAAGTTCGAACAGGCTCAACGGTGGTTACGCTTAACTCTAGTGGGGTTGGCACAATCACCTATCCACTACCGTTTCTGAGAGACACGATCACAGTGGTTTTAGCAAACAATGACAGCGCGGTTTTATCTTCTGGGGAGTCGCTTAATCCCAGAATAGCTAGTTGTAGTGCTACGACACTTACATTCGATGTAAGGCCGAATCCTGGCGCTATCGGGGTCAACGTAAGCTACGTAGCTTTTGGATACTAAGTTTCGTGAATTCACCAATATCCAGGTGGTACTCATGTTGATTCTCGCCACAGATACTCAGGTACTTTCTTCTGGGCTGCTTCCCATAGTTAAATCACATTGTCGTGTCGAATTCTCTCGTGACGACGAATACTTAGAACTCGCAACCTCTCGTGCAATCGCTGAGATAGAGAACCAAACGAACCGGGCCATTGCCCCAGCGGAATATTTGTGGAAGCCAGTCTGTGATCGCAGTTTCGTTGAGCCACCACGGGGGCCTGTCCGTGCACTGAGCTACCAAACGGACCCAGACGTGTGGGTAGAGTTGCCGTGGCAGACGGCGCTCACGTGCGGGAGATTTCCATGTGACTGGTTGTATGCTGGCCTTGCACAATCTACTGCAGACGGCCTCAAGCTAGACGTTGGGTATGCTAGTCACGAGGATATTCCGATGGATATTCTTTCCGCGGTGTTGCTGTTGACTGCGGCACTGTACGAGAACCGGGAGTCCATGCAGTTTGGTACACTCAATAATCTGCCGGACCACGTCAATAGGTTGATGGCTGGGTTGTGGAGGCCAAGCGTATGAAAGCCGGACGCCTCCGCCACCGAGTCCGTATCGACGCTGTCGTAAACGGTACGGATGCCCTTGGCGCACCGACCAAAGACTGGCTCAGTGTGGGGGAAGTGTCGGCTGAAGTCTCGTCCATCAGTGGGCGAGAATACTTCGGTGCCGGGCGGGACCTAGGTGAAGAGACGTTCAAGATTACGATCCGGCAGATCCCAGGCGTCCATATTGACGGCACCTACCGGGTTACTGATGTGGACACCACTGCGGTCTACGTGGTGACCGCAGTGTTGGACAATCATGTACGGGACCGGCTTGTGTTGGTCTGCAAGTCGGGTGCGGCTCACCCTTAACTGGAGACTATTGCGATGGGTTTGGAAATTGGGTTTCGTGGTCAGGTATTCGACAATGCTGCGCCACTTTATGTGGACCTCGGCAATGATGAAGTCTTTGACCGTATCAAACGTCAGCGGCTAAACAAGGCTTCGCTGGTCGCTGCAATGGCCGCCGAGGAGTACACACCGAAAACTGGTGAGCTTGTCGCTGACGCCGATTGGATGGAAAACAACACAGACTCCTGGACACATGTGGATGCGATCGCCCCGGTGATCGCCGGGCTACCGGCTGCGGCGGATGGTGGTGAGGCTACCGTGACCCTGGATGGGCGTAAGCTCGCCGCGCCTGTGACCTTGGACGTGACGTTCAAACTCGGTGCTAACGCCGATGTGGAATTCGAGGTTGAAGTTCCAGCGGGTGCTGACGGCAACGACGTATTGACCTTGATTGCCGCTGCCGAGGAGTGGGCGACCAACGATCAAACTCCGGTGGTCGACGGGGTTGTAATGACCGTAACCAACGGTGACGCCGATGACGACTTGGTCGTGTTGACAATCGCATGATTGAGCAGCTCCTCATTCCTGCGCTCGCTGCGGCTACCAGTGTACCTGTGCGCAATTTGCATGGGGAGCAGCTCGATGACCTGAAACCGGCAGATGTCCCGTTGATTGTAGTCGCTCGCATCGGCACAGATTACGAGCAATGGGAAACCTATTGTGGCCCTAACGGTGAAATAGCAGATGTCATGCTGCAGATCGATTATTTCGCCACATCACTCGAGGCCGCATGGAGATTGGCTGCACTCGGCAAAGCTACGGTAGCCACGTTTTCACATTCTGCACCGCTCGACGAGAGTCCTTTCTGGGAATCTCAATTGCGGGTTCATCGTGTCACTGCGACACACATTGTTCCTGACTATCAACCCGAAATTGTGTAGAGGCACAAAATGAAATTCTCAACGAAAGGGCTTAAGACTTATCTTTCGGTTGCCAGTGCTGTTCCGGTCGCGTTGGAAATCACGGGCATCACGAAAGCTGCACCAGCCGTTGTCACTGTTTCCTCCATCGGTGCGTTGGTGAACGGTGACCTTGTCAAGATCACCGGCACTGGTATGGAGAGTTTGGACGGAGAGTTTTACGAAGTCGCTGATATCACCGGAGCAACGTTTAAGCTGGTGTGCTCTGACACCACTGGTGACACGGCAGTAGCGACTGACGGTGAAGCTGCACGGTACACCAAGACCGTGGAGCTCGTCCCCTTCTGTATCAATGACCTCACCCGTGATGTTCCGGCTGGTGATACCATTGACCTCGGCACGTTTTGCGACCCGACCGCGCAAGCCTCCGGGGATAGCACTGCGGGGACACTCTCTTGGGGTGGCCCGATCGATTTCTGTGACCTAGGTTTCATTGAGATGCAGAAGGCCCTTGCAGATGGCCTAGAACGAATCTTGGTCACGGAGTTCCCGCAAAGCATCGGCTACATGTTCACCCCTCTCACCGTCAACAGCTATTCGGAAGCCTTTGCTTTCCGCGGGGCTGCGACTTGGACAGGTGGGGCCGTGGTGAATACTACCCCGAGTTACCGCACTTGTGGCCTCTGCACGTAATGTTGTTTAGGGCTAGGTCAGGCACGGCTGCGCAACCTGACTGAAATGGGCCGATTCATCCCCGGCCCCGCCCGCCTCACCCCGGGATGGTCTTTGATGGAGACACTGTAATGCCTCAAGTAATTGCACTCACAAAAGGCCGGGCGTCCAAGCTCGGCAAAGTCGTTGAAGTTCGTGAACTCACCGTGGAACAGTGGATGGCTCGTGGAGAGAATGCCCCCACTGACGGTCTCAACTTGTTGGCGGACATGTTGTATATCGACGGTGTGCAGGTGGGCCGAGACCGTTTAATGCAGCTCGGTATCAATGAAGTCCAAGGTGCGATGGAAGCCTTGAACACTATTCTCGGCAATGACGAAGAGGATGCCTCGGGAAACGCCTAAACCCGACACAGATGTTCGCGCATCGCCTTGCGCTTGAACTTCATTGCCCGGTAAGAGATATCCTAGCGATGCCACTCTCGGATTATCTTAATTGGCTTGAGTACTTCTCTCGGGTCAAAGATATGGAAGAGGGTAAGGTGGAACTAGCCAGTCTCGACCCAGAGCAAATAGCGCGGGCCTTCGGGGCAAAAGTGTCATGAGCAAGAAATGGTTGAGTGATAAGGACTTTGCTTCTGGTGACGCGTTCTTCCGAGGGATGTTCGGTAAGAACGCAAAGACCAAACTGCTTGAAGACCAGCGTGAGTTGGTTGCTTACGAAGTGAGTGAGACAGAACTCCCGACGCCGATGACCGTGAAAATCGGTAGTGCTGTTATCAAGGATTTTGAAGGCGACAAAGTTGCTCTCGTGCAGAACAGGATGCCATTTGCAACGGTGCTTCGGTTTGAAGATGCTGGATATGTCGGCCCAGATATTGACTTCCGTAAAGAGGCAATGTTCGTGAAGGCAATGTTGCAGGCACATCTCCCGAGACCATATACCGGGCGGTACGCTAAAGACTTTCGGTATGTAATTGGTGGTGTTGCGACGATAGCTGTGCCAACTGCTGATTTCACTATCATCGGGGTGACCAATATCGCCACCTATGCGAGTACCCTTGAGAACAACCCAGATTGGCCTAGGACCTTTCACAAGGCATGGCCTAAAGTGCGCAGCCGTGCCCGCACCTTGGGCTATGACGCCCGTCTGCGCTATCTCCAGGGGAGCAGCCGCATATACAACCGCAAGGGTATGCGCGTAGACCCACATGACGGCAGCAACCGGCGCGGTCCCATGCAGTACGCGGTTCCTATTATCGAGATAGGCCCATTGAATTCGATGGACAACAAGACCGGGTTGCGTCCATCAAGGCATCGCAAACCCAGTGTGCGCCGCAAGCGTGGGAGATCGTAGATGGCACGCCGCCCAAGAACAGAAACTGTACGACGCATCGTCATATTCGAGGCACAGACTGGCTCGTTTGAAGCTGCGCTCAAGAACATTGACAAGGCGTCAGCCAGCGCAGCAAAGTCGCTGAAACGGATTGATAAAGCAACCAAGGACACTGCTAAAGGTGTACAGAGTCTTTCGGCTGGTATGAATAAGTTCTCAAACCTGTTGAAAGGCTTCGGTGTGGTGTATGCTGCGCAACAGCTCTTCTACATGGGGCGTGCTGCGTTTGATGCTGGACGCGCCTTAGTGGATGCTGGCGATGCACTGACGATGATGCAGCTTCGGATTGAACGACTTGGTAATGGTGCTGCTCGGTTTGATGAAGTCGCCACTTTAGCGTATACACTTGGTATCACCTTTGCGGATGCAGCGGACAACGTTGCACTGTTGGCACCAGCGTTTGATCGGTTGAACATACCTTTCGGTGAAGTGACGAAATTTGCTGAGAGTTTGACTTATGCGTTGCGTGTCTATGGTACTGACGCACGACGAGCGCAGATCGTTACTGTGCAGTTGACACAAGCCTTGAGTTCTGGGCAACTACAGGGTGATGAGTTACGGTCTTTGAATGAGAACGCAGGTGCGCTTGGACTTTCGTTGGAGCGTGCTGTTCAAGGTATTCTCGGCACAACTCAATCTCTCAAACAGTTAGGTACTGCCGGAAAGCTAACGACGCCAGTCGTGTTGAAAGGTTTTGAAATTGCCTTTAAGGAAACTGGAGCTTTAGCTGAACAAATTCCAAACCTTTTTCAATTTCAACTTGCGCGATTGGAGAATTCTTGGACCCGGTTGTTGGCACGATTAGACGAAAGAACTAAAGCATCTGAAACTTACACTTGGTTGATTGGGGGTATGACTGAAGCCCTTGATAGATTCAACCAAAGTTTGAGCGCTGGTATGGGGGACATGTCAGGGTATGCTGCACAGTTGGGTGATCAAGAACTCTTTAAGGATGTAAACGAAGCTACTGCAGAGGTTATTCGACTTAAAGAACGGCTTAACGGGATTGATGAAAGCAGTAATCCTTTTTTGAAAGGCCGTATACGGATAGAGGTGGAAAAAGAGTTAAACGAACAACTACGTCGACAGCTTGCTCTTTTGGATGAACTCGCTAAACGGACCAAAGCTCAAGCGGACGTGGCCATTAGAGCGGCACAAGTCGGGTTTCTAAACCCTGCGCAGTTTGACGAGGCGGCGGCAAGCATTGCCAAAGCGCTCAGCCTCTCGGATACCGGCACCGAAAACTTAAAATCGTTTTTCCCTGCGATTAAAGCTGCGGCAGAAGCTGCACAGATACCAGTCGAGCGGTTGATCGCTCTGATCGCCAACGAATCTAGCTTCAGTAATTTCGGTAACTCCGTTAGCTCAGCGACTGGGCCTATGCAGATTCTCGAGGGCACTGCTAAAGATCTCGCTAATCAATTGAGCCTTAGTTTCGAAAAGATCCGCGATGGTTCGGATGGCTGGGAAAGTAACATCCTTGCGGGTGCAAACCTTGCAGCTCAAGGTCTGAAAAACGCACAGAACGAAATCGAAGGCCGGGCTAAATATTTTCTAGGTCTAGGTGCTTCCGGTGATGACTTAGATTATATTCCAAAAGGCAACAGAATAACCGGGCGGCAGTTTGCAGAAAATTGGATATCTACAGAAAACAAAATTCGTGAAGCTCTGGGGGCGACGGATCTTGCGTTTAGTGCTCGTGCGGATATGATAGAACGCGCGGGTAAGATAGAACAACAGTACGCTAGTGCTAGAAAACAGTTTGACAATATACTCCGCGAGAATCTTGATTTGTTGGACGCTGGCGTACTGAGCCAAGAAGCGTATGTTGCTTCCATACGTGATGCAGCGGACACCTTCGCCAAGACAGACGAAGCTGTACTGGCTATGGTCAAAGCTGAAGAAGAACGGCAAGAAGCACTGCAAAAAGGGATAGAAGCGAACGATAAATTGTACACCAGCCTCGAGGCTCTAAAAGAATCTTACATCGGGCTCCTGGCAAATTACGATCCATTGTTCGCTGCTCAAGAAGAGTATAGTGCTGCGATCGCTATTCTCAACAGTGCTCAGACAGACCTGAATAGGTCAACAGAGGAGTATGACCGGGTACAAGCATTGATAGCCCAGAGATTGGCCCAGACCAAAGATCAAATCTTGGAAACTTCAGCTTCGGTCGAAGGGCTTGGTGTTCGCTTAAAATCTACAGCTTTTTCAGCTTTTGATAGTTGGATTGATAGCGCAACCCAAGGCACGTTCAAACTGAAAGACGCGATGATTGACTTAACCAGGCAGGTCGTCGCGTTGGTGGCGAAATTGCTTATTTTCAGAGCTGTGAGCAGTGCGTTTGGGGGGACAGATTTCAGCGGGTTATTCGGGTTGCAGGCGAATGCAATGGGCAACGCTTTCCCAGGTGGGGTGAGCTTGCCGCAGGGTATCTATAATGACCCGACCATTTTTAAGTTCGCCAAGGGTGGCTCCATAGGTTTGTTAGGTGAGGCCGGTAGTGAGGCCATTCTTCCGTTGACACGGACCTCAAACGGCGATCTCGGCGTAAAGTCCGAGCCCGCTCAAGTGAATATCGTGATCAATAACAATGCCCGGGGAGTTGAAGTCAGCAGTCGTCAGGTTGACCCGGCAACGATTGAGCTGACCGTTCGAGAAATCGAATCTCGTCTTCAGAGAGGAGGTAATTCAACTAGTCGCGCGTTTGATAGCCGATACCGGCGCTAACCACCATTGTTTGCTATACGAGGTAGAAGACGATGTCCTATGAAAGTGGTATCCAAGCGGCTTACAACTACACTGATAAAGACGCTGTTTGGTGGGAAGCACTCGTAGTGTCGCATCCTGCGGCCGGGACTTTCTATCTAACTAATGCTCCAGAACAATTTGATGCGACGTTTAACGGTGAAACACGGACTTTCTTTCCCATCCCTTTCGAGATTAAACTCCCAGACATAGACGGCGAAGGCCAACAAGATCTTCGTGTGGCTATTTCTAACGTAGGAAATAGCGTCCTACCTATTCTGCGGACCGCAGCCGCAGCAGGACGAGACCCCATACAAGTGTCGTGGACAATCTATTTGGCGGGTAATGCTGCACCACAGTACGACCCGCCGTTAGAGTTGATGCTTACCAGTGTGACGTTGACTACTCAACAAATGTCTGGTATCGCAACCCGTTACAATGTGTTTGACCGGGCTTTTCCATACCAGTTATTCAGGCCGGATACTTTCCCAGGGTTGGCACGGCGATGAACTGGGTCGGTATCCCGTTTAGTTGGCAGGGGGCGCAGCCAGGCACCTATGACTGTTGGACCCTTGTACGCGCCTATCTTGGAGAGCACGGGATTGATTTACCAGAATACCAGTACGAACGCTATAATTTGGACCACAGATTGGCCGAGATAAGTGCTCAGCCTAATTGGATACCAGTCTCGGGTGACCCACAGCCTTTGGATGTTATTTTGTTGAGCCACAATGGTAGACCACAGCATGTCGGTGTTCTGGTTGAACCAGACTTGCTTTTACATACTTCTCGAAGAACAGGGTCTTTAATTCAACGGTTGAGCAGGATAACAACCTTAACCCCATATAGACAGTGGCGGGCTTACCGATGGGTCGCATAACCGTATACGATAATCCTTTTGAGCAGTGTTCGCCACGGACTACAGAATTTTGTGGCCTACTTTTGTCGTTTCTACGGGAGGAATACCCAAATGGTTTTCCCGGCAACCATCGCCTTTATCTTAATGGTAGCCTCATCGCACCAGATAAATATGAATTTGTGGAGCTCGGTGCGTCTGATGAAATCCGACTCTACTTGATGCCTGGTCTTCCAGCGGCTGCTACAATTGGTGCGTATATTGCTACGGCGCTGATTACGGCTGCGGTATCTGTCGCATTAAATTTTGTTTTCAGTAAGCTCTTTCCCACCAAGGCCCAAAAGTTAAGTTCTGCTTCTTCAGAGACCCCAGCGGCAGAGAGTGTTTATTCCCTCACTTCACCTTCAAACGTGCCCGCGTTGGGTGCACCTGTCCCGGTTATCTATGGGCGAGTGCTCACCACACCAAAGCTCGCGAGTATTCCTTACTCGTGGTACCGCTATAATCAACAGTACGTAGACATATTGCTGTGTCTTGGGCATGGCCAATTTGACATTCATGAAATTCAAATTGCTGGATCACCCATTCAACAGATGCCGGCAGGCGTTGTACAATACAGAGTTCATAATAGTTCTTCGCATGGGCAAGGAATGGGAAACATTGAAGTCCAATGGAATGACCACTTCTTTGAAAACGTAGATACCACACCTGAAGTCTCAGACCAAGAACTCATTCAAGCAGAACGCGCAACTGGCAAAGGAACTATTCAGGCTAATGGGACATTGCTTTTAGCGTCACCTTTAGATGGGCGTGTGGCTATCGGGCGCAGTACCAGTACCAACGCAACCCGGCTTAATAACGGCACACGCACAATCACGGCGATAAGTGCTGACCGTCTTACAATAACTTTTGATCAACCTTTAGAAAAAATTCGTGTAGAGACAGCGGCAATTGAGGTGAGCTATTTTTACACTTATGACCCGGCACCAGGGTCTAGTACATTGACTGTTGGTTGGACTTGGCCGGCTTTTGATCCGGTCTATAATCCCCCAGGCTCAGGTTTTATTGTGTCATCGTATACAGACACCGTTCTCCTTAATCTCATGGGTGGTACTACTGCAACTTTTCTTTCTAAAAATTCAGACATTTACGCGACTAGTGCCACTTTCGAAGGCGACTTAGACGACGGAACTCTAATAGATTCACAGAGCACAGCCGTCAACAGTATCGTAGTAAAACTTGAAGAAATAGACTACCCATTTTCTTTTGATACCCAGAACAACACGGTTGGCCCATTTATGGCTTGCCGTCCCGGGGAAAACTTAAGACATATAGAACTAGACTTCATATTACCGAACGGGCTTTACACCGTAAATGAAGAAAATGGAGCTCTCCATAATGCCTGGGTTGAATATTCTATCATTTTAACTCAAGTCGACGATAACGGTGATCCGACGGGTGCTCCTCAGATTATGGTGGCAACGAGTTATGTTGCTGCCACCAACACCCCCATTCGTTTTAGTTATTTTCTTAACGTCGGCAGTGGTCGTTGGACCGCTCAGGTTCGTAGAACTAATCAGAAAAGTTCTAGGGCAGTAGACCAATCAAATTTCTACTGGGCAGGGTTGAAAGGTGTTTTACATCTATCCCCCTCACCAACCTACGGGGATGTCACTTTAATTTCTATGAGGGTCAAGGCGACAGACGGGATCGCTTCTGATGCGCTAAACAAGATTGGCGTAGATTGCACACGGCTACTCCCGAACGGCAAGCCGAGTGAAAATCCTGCGGTAATCTACGAGGATATTGTGACGAATACGGTCTACGGTGCTGCTCGATCTTCGAGTGAGCTTGACACCCAAGCACTCGCTGATCTTCAAGCATGGGATAGTGGGTTTAACGGTATATTTGATTTTAGCGGCCAAGTTTGGGATTCTATAACAACCGTTCTAAAACCCTTCAGAGCACGACCGTTACCGTTGGGGCCAGTCTTCTCGGTTGTTATAGATCGCCCCACGAGTGCGGTTGCACGTTTCACCGACGCCAATGAGGATCAAACTGGTGCCATTGTATTGGACTCTATGCAGTTCGGATGGCAATATGCGGAAGAGAATGAGCCAGACGGTTTTGAGATAGAATATCGTGACCCTAAAGACTGGATAGCCCGGTATGTACGTTACCCAGCAGACAGTGTTAACCCACTGACAGAAAATTTGATGGGTTGCACTGATCCAGTGCAGGCCCTAGCTCGTGCAAAATACTTATGGAATCTACGAGAATATCGTCAAGAATTTCTTAAATTTGAAGTCGAGCTTGAGGGCCATCTTGTCCAAATCGGGGATCGAATCACGGTGGATCATTCAATGGTTGAAGATGATTACGTGGTATCTTCAATAAGGATAGTAGATTCACACCGCGTTGAAATAGAGAGTTACAAATATGACACGAGGGTCTGGTCATGACTTGTTCTGTCGCAGTTAACTGGGATGACCATTGCCTGCCTTGCCCCAGCATACTCGCATTCGATTACGAGATAGACCTAGGGTTGATTCGTTCAGATTTCGATGTCGGGCACGCCCGTCAAAAACGTCGTTACCTACATCGACCCACATATTATCAAGTGTCTTGGTCAGGACTCACGACTGGTCAACTCCAGGCTTGGGAAGCCTTCATGCAGGAGTATGGTTTCAATTGGTTTTGTGCATCGTTTATCACCGGGCAGACCGGAGACTGGGTGATCGACGAACATACCATTCGGTTTGTAGAGAACCCACAGATATCTTTGCAACGGAAAGACCGTTGGTCAGTAACCATAACTGCTGAACAACAGGTGGTGGCATGAGCGAAGACACTTCAGGCTGTTTCGGCCCCGCGGTACGCTGGGTTGATTATGATTTGCCTTGCCCCAGCATACTCGCATTCGATTACGAGATAGACGCTGGAGTGGTCCGTACTGCTTACGACTCTGGACACCATCGGCAACGACGACGCTACAAGCACCGACCTACATATTACGAAATCACCTGGTCAGGGCTCACTACAGTACAGCTCAAGGCTTGGGAAGAATTTGCCCAGAGCTTCGGCACAGACTGGTTCTACACGCCGTTGGTTACGGCTCAGGTCGGACGCTGGCACGTCATGGACCATCTGGTTCGGATGGTTGGCAATCCACAAGTTTCCCTCCAAGAGAAAAACAGGTGGTTCGTTGCGGTACGTGTTGAACAGCAGAAGATCGACATGGACTGCATGTTTGAAATGCAATGTGACGATATCGTAGCTTGTTTGGAAAAAGCAAGTTTCCCCCCGATTGACTTGGATTGGACCAACTTCAACGCCAATTGGAAAGACAGCTCTTATTGGGGTGCCCCTAATGGCTGATTGCTGTGACCGTATCGCTACAGAAATGTTACGTCTCCAGGCATATAGTGTCTGGGATAATCAGAATGTACCCCCACAGTTCATAGACATCTTTAACACTCCCCCTGCGTTTGTGCCTATGCCCGGTGGGGTTACAGTACCAACACTATCAGAGCTGCTCAACCGCCTGCAGACGCCTCTTAACGTGGGTTGGGGTGAGTGGTGGTGGTACAACTACGCGCAGCCGGGTAAGACCATGCTATACTTGCCACAAACGCCAGTTTCCACCAGAACCCGTGTAGCTCTGAACAGTGTGCGGCTTAACCCGGTGGGCGATTACACTTTGAGTGGGGCCACACTTACTTTTGTCTACCCGCTAAGCGTTGGTGATCTGGTTTGGGTTAAGTCCTACGGAGCATAGGGTATGAGTCTCAGTGATTGCATTGAATCAACATGTGCCGAAGCTGAAAAGACAATATCAGCACTGGGTCAAATACGAGTTGACGGTCAGTCTATTCTGAACGAACTCGGTGCCTCAGCGTCTACCCTGGACTGCGTTATCAACGGTCCAGCCGGAGGATATTGCAACACAGGTAAGACGGTTCATCTTACTTTGGCAGAAGCCCTATCCAGGCTCAATGAGTTGAGCATAGGGGCCGTTACGGCACAAGTGTTCACGGCTTCTGCGGGACAAACGATTTTCACGATGGCGAGCAGCGTCCCGAATCCAGCCGCTTTGGAAGTGGAACTCAACGGGGCAATGTGTGCCAACCCCAGAGACTGGACTATTGCGGGGACAACCCTCACTTTCACGTACCCCTTGGTCGCTGGGGACGAGATCAACACGCGGAGGTTTACAGTATGAATACTCTATGGGAGCGAATTTGGACGATTTTATCACTGTCGATAGGAGTGCTTGTCCTCAGTGGTTGGTACAGTCTCGTCAATGCTGAGCCTGTCCCGGCATACGAAGGTTGCACGCTTGCCTGGGACTATGCCGAGGAAGAGCAACCCAAGATTGGCGGCTTCGGCGTTTTCGTTGGAGACCGCCGGATGACTGGACTAGGCCCGGCTGAACGGTCCATTCCTTGTAACGATCTTGGCCTCACTTTCGGTGAGACGGTTTTATTGAAAGTTCGCGCCTGGGGTGTCAATGGCGGACATTCGGAATGGGCAACTCTAGAAGCGGTCTATATGCCGACGCCGGTTGTTGCGCCTCCAACTCGAGTCCGGCTTCAGTGGGAATGGGAGTCCGAGCCATGAGTATTCCGGCACGCATTGATCTACTCTCCCGCGAAGAAAAGAGGCTGATTCAACAGGATCTAATCCAGCTGGGGTTTCTTTGTCAGTATCTTCCGAGCGGCGACCCGGCGGACGACGGGATATGGGGTCCAGTGACTGACGATGCCTATAAACAATACTGGGCCTCGCGTCCGGTGAGCATTAGTGTGCCAGTGGTGGCTCCAGCGCCTGCCGAGCCGTGGTGGGTCTCCGGCACCCATTGGAGCCTACTCGCAATCGTCGCGTCGGGATTGCTAGGGCTCGCGGGCTATGCCGTTGATTCAGGCGAACTGACGCAAATACTATCAACACTTGCGGTCACGGTTGCAGGCATCATTGGGCTCATCCGCAATGCTACACGTAAGAACCCAATCGACCAGACTTTGGTTGCTCGTGTTAGTGGGCGTGATATCCGCCTTGGCCGGATGCGCCGTGACCCAGTGCCAGCCAGGAGTCAGGCTGGACATACCGACCCTCGCGGGTTCTTTGGAGAATGACTTAACGATCGCCCAGATGCTACTGGCATTTGGTCCAACAATCAACTGTGGGGTGAACTGATGAACACGTATTTAACGATTATCATTTTCAATGCTATCAGACTGGCCGTGTCCTCTGGGTTATTCGACCGAGTTTCTACCATAGTGCAAGGGCTTATCAGCGCGCGCATGGAAGGTGAAGATAAGAAGGAGGCGGTCAAAAATTATCTACAGCAGAATAAAATAGAAATACGCGGGGTGCTCTTAGACGGCATCATCTTTGCCACACGTTTGCGTTATGAACTGAAGTGAATGAGAAAATGTCGAGTGAACAAAATCCACCACAGCAACGCCAGAAACTACCTGGAGACCGGAAAGAGTGGACAGTGGCTACGTTCGCATCACTGGCTGGCGCTTCGGCGATGGTCTGGACTCTTTCATCAGCCTGGGTGGGTTTTCGTGATGGTATTCTTACTGAACTTGCTGCTTGCACTCATCGCAATGAATTGGTTGTTGCCAAAGTGGAGCAGTATTATCGTGAGCGAGATCCATGGCTTAAAAGAATCGAACTGTTGGAGCGACAACGGGAGCAGCTTAACGAACGTTTGCAAACCGCGCTCGATCGTGTCCGCGATCTTGAACTCAGCAAACGCCCGTGAGGTAGAAAATGCTGACTGATAAACCACTTGCTTTCGGTAATCTGGTTTCTGAGGCTTTCCGGGTTAGGTTGAGAGAGTTGGTCCATAATCTCGGTTGGACCGATCAGCACGCAGATTGGCTGATGGCGTGCATGGCGTTCGAGACCGGGGAAACGTTCTCACCGTCTATCCGTAACCCTTGGTCCACAGCGACTGGCCTTATTCAGTTCATGGCGGCAACGGCACGTCAACTGGGCACGTCGACGACAAAGCTGGCAGCAATGTCCAGCGTTCAGCAGCTCGCTTATGTAGAGGCATATTTTCGGCCTTATGCTAAGAGAGTTCGTAGCCTGGAAGATATGTACCTCGCTATCCTATGGCCACGTGGTGTGGGCCAATCTCTGAATTGGGTGCTATGGGTGACGGGTACTCAAGCATATGCCGTGAACCGCGGCCTTGACCTTAACCGTGACGGCAAGGTGACAAAGCGAGAGGCGACCGAAAAGGTAAGAGGGCTCTTGCAAAAAGGGCGGCAACCGGGCTATATCTGGAACCCAGATACTCCGAGCACCTATTGGGTGCAGGAACGGCTGAACAGTATGGGCGCGGGGCTTGCAGTGGATGGAGTATCTGGCCCGTTGACTCGTAATGCTTTGTCACAGTTCCAGAAGATGGAAGGGTTGCCGGCTACCGGCACGGCAACCCTGGACACTATTTCCGCTTTACGCAGGGTTTTGCCCGCTCCTTCAAGATTTGCACGAGCTTCTGTTGAGTAAGACGTTGCCTGTGCTGTTCTGCAGCACGGGTCGCTTTTTCGAAGTCTGACTCTCCTGAGCTTACCGTGGTGAATGCTACTAGCCCAAAGGCTAGGGCGGCAACCAAAAACACTGTTAGAACCTTCATGACGGCCTCTCCTGGGGTTGTTGGGGCTACCCAGCTAGTACCCTAGTGTGTAACCCGCGCAATGGCTCTACACTACCTGAGTAAACACGCGCCAAAAGCCTGCGGCGAATGCCTCAGAGTTAACGAGCTCCACGATACGCCAGCATTCGTCTGTCGCGCGTTCCATTAGGTCAGCATGGTTGGTGTTACCCAATGCCCGCTCTTGGGTAAGATACATCAGGAACTCGAGCATGTCAATCGCTTTGACGATGCGCTCCTGGGTCTCATCCATCCCCATGTAAAGCCCGTACTGTCTGTTGATCTCTTCCTCCATTCGCGCGATTGGCTCTTTCAAAGCCGGGCGCTGTTTTACTGGCCACGGGATATCGCCGGTGAAGACCTCGTGCAGATCATGGTACAGAATGGCCTTGGACAGCCAGTCTGGTGTCTCGCCTTCAAAGATCTCATCGGCAATCACCAGCATGTTGAACGTGTGCTGGCCAACGGTGCGCCGGGTGATGGTTTGCCCCGTGTGAAAACGGTCAACCATGCCGCCTGCGATCATCATGTCGAATCGGTTCATTTGCGTATCCTGTAAACTTTTCTACGGTTCTGTTTGTCTTCTACTTCTTCCAAAATCCCGGCGTTTACGAACTCTCGGAATTTACTCGGTAAGTTTGCCGGGATATGCACCCCGATATACTCACACAATTTGGGGATACTGAGCCCCCGTGGGTATCTGCGCAGACTGTTCAGCACGGTTTGATTAAGGTTGTCCGCACGCGGCTGTGTCCCCCACGAAGAATACCGGGCAACGCCTTCTCGGTATATTCGGTCGATCTTGCATTGCTCAAGTAGTTTGCGAATCGCTTGAGATACTCGGGTTTCTTCAACCTCCAAAAGTTCGGCAATCTCTTGCACGGTCAACACGTTGTCTGCATCACTGAGTAATTCCAAGATGATCGCCGGGAGTTGATTTGTTGCGACTTGCGTTGCAACATGCGCTCCGCCATGGAGGGCTTTTGCAAGAGCGTTCTGGTCATACGTGCCACGATTGACTTCCGCAACTACCCGCCGTGCTCTCCCCAGATTGGTACTGTTTTGCAACATCACCCAACGACCTTTCCCCAGGGCGACATGTACTTCAAAGAACCCACGAACTGGGACTATCTTAGTCTTGATTCGTGTATCGGCTTGTTGGTTCTGCTGGGTCGGCCCATCCTTCGTACATGTCGTGGATGATTTGGATACTTCTAAGAGCATCGGTTGTGTCTCCATGTAGTGTCGTGATTACGGCTTCGCGGCGGAGGTATTCCATCGTCTGAGGTAAGACGCTGTTTCGCTTCAGCTCGTCGAAAAACTGTTGCAGGGTTTTACCGTGCCACTGCATCAAGACGCGTCTGAGAACAATCTGGGGCACCGTGAGCCCACCCATATGCCGCAGCTTGGTTACAAAGTGTCGGGCTTTCTTGAGGTCTTCTAGGCCATTCTTGGCCTCAAACCGGGCAAGGTATTTAGTGGCTGCGCCGGTAAAGTAATCCACTTGCAGCATGTACATGATGTCCCAGTGTTGAATCGCGAGAACCTGGTAGTGGTTTCCGCCGTGTTGAATGTCGTTAGGATTTTGCATTGTAGCGTCTCTCCAACCAGTTGATACAGGCCAAGCGCCAATCGAGGGCTTCAATCTCTTTTGCCCAGTTTAATGCTGAGATTTGGTCTTTCTGCTTATGCGCAGTCCACGAAGCAAGCATCGGCACGGCGACATTCGGAAAGATGTTGTTACGGTTGAACGAACCTTCGGCCAGTCTGTGGGCATTACAGATGGCGAAGTGCAATTGATTCATGAAACTAGACAATTCGCTATCGAAGGCTTCTTTGTCTGTTATCAGTGGGTCGGGCCACACCTCACCGGCAGCATATTCGTCCGGGGAAAACAACGGCGGGTGTTTGCCGGTGTACATATCCAGCAGCGGTTGGGTCTTGGGGTTCTCCAGGTAGACGTGGAGGTTGTTGCTCACGACGTAGACCTTGCCAACCGGGAGGTTGAGGTAAGATGCGACGTACTCCTGGAAGATAGGTAGGTTGGTGATGTTGGCCCCACTGACCCCACCCCAGATCGCGTCGTTGCTCCGATTGAAAATGGTCATGTTGAGAGACCCTTCAACAATCCGAAACACGAGCTGCATATTGCACGCGCGATCTTTGGTGTTCTTGTTGAGGTCTCTTGGGTCCCAAATCTGCACAACTGCTTGCCGACTTTGCGGCTCTTGCTGCAAGTGCGTGATCACCTCTTTCAATTGATCTTGGCCCCAGTGCTGACGGATGCGGTACCCGTAAGGCGCATTGAACACGACATTGTCATCACTGTAGTCAGCCATCCGTGGTACAAAATGGGCGACCGTTGCGACATCCTGCCGACCAGCCAACATCCACAACGACTCAAAGAAATGGAAGTATGGGTTGGCGTCACGAACATGACAGAAGTTAACCTTCTCCATCGGTTTGGTGTAACAGAGTGTGACAGGTTCGCGGACAGTCAGGACTGGCCCGTTTCGGCTGTAGTCGCGGACCCCCCAGGTGTAAACGTGGTCATACGCTAGAGGCATCATACTGTTCGTGTTACGTGCTGTTATCATGGGTCACCTTTGTGGTTTGTGCAAGGCTATTATACTGTGCTGAGTGTTCGGGTTGCAACCCTATTTGTATCTACGCTTTGCTCGGCCAGTCTGTAGGACAGAGGCGTATTTGCTTGTTTCACACAGAGCGTTTTCAATGCAACGCATATCCCAGTGTTTTACATGTGGGTGGAGAAAGTGAATACTCTCATCAAAGAGCAGCCGCATTTCGTCTAGGAATTTGGTGGTGGGCTGCTGGTACTTGCGGTCACGCCCAAACACATAGTTCAGCCCTCGCCGGGCACCGGGACCGGGGTTAGCCCAAGTGAACTGGTCTACCGGGTCTTGCAGCAATCCGAGCATTTGCATATCCAGTGCCAACTCGTACCCGAGGAATTCAGCGTACCCTGTGTAGTGGGTGAACCTGCGGGTGGTGGCTTCCAACGCGGGGTTGTCCTGGATAAACTTCACCAAGACTTTACGGTCTTTCCATATTTCTTGGAACGGCCCCTTCACGTACATGTGGTGTTTCGGTGCTCCGGCGGTCATGCTGTTTACCATCAGGTAAGCGTTGCCCCACACAGACTGGCCTTCCACCAGGACAGCGTGGTCAAGGCGTTTTAACATGTCTCGGGGATTGAAGTTATGGCACCATCCGCCGGTCGCTGCAAGGTAGCCAGCCTTGGAGTTAAACGTACGGAACACTACTGCATTGAACAGCTGGAGTTCAGGTGGGTGAACTGGCGATATGGCTTGCAGTAATTCTCGGGAAACCCGGTCATCTTCACGGTGGATATTCGTAAACCTGAATTCCTGGTAGATTAGGTCTTCGGTCCAGGGCTTGGGCATACCTTTGACCTCTCGCCGGATACGGATGCGCTCCCGTTCGTTACAGTACCATGCGTACTGGGGTAAGAGAGGTAAGAGGGTCAGGTGCCTCCCAATATAATCTTCATGAACTTGTGACGGCAGCGTGTATTTCATAAGATCTCAAGGCAAAAAGAACCCCGCACGAAGCGGGGCTAATGAGGGAGGACAACTTGTAGTGCGGTTACTCGACGATATCGAGAACACCGGCGTTGATCATGTGGCTGATGATGCCGTCAGCGTTGCCGAACTCGGCTTCGTCGATCAGGTTTTGGGCAGTGGTCTTCTTGCGACCACGGGCCTTCAGCATATCGACGACGTCATTCTGCCGAACGCCGCGCGGGGCTTTCTCGCCGAGCACAACAACCGATGCCTTGCCGTCGGTGAGTTCATCCCAGACCGGGGCATACTGGGCGACGTAGAGCAGTTGGGTCTTCTCACGCTTGGCTTTCGGCTCAGCGTCTTCAGCCTTGGCCTTGCGACCCTGGACCAGCTTGACGGTCTCGGCTTTCGGTGCAGCCTTACCCTTGCGGACAGGCTTCGCCGGGGCGACATCTTCCAGATCATCGATGTCGTCAACAACAGGAGCGGCTTTCTTGGCTACGCGGGGCATGTTCAATACCTCTTCAATTAAGGACAGTTTACAAGATGGCCCGTAACCGTCATCCCAAACGTCGAACGTTTCAGTTACGACCTTACGAGCCGCGGTAATCAGCGCGAGGGAGCCTTTGCGTTTGGGCACCGTAACTGCGCCAATCTGGTCTAAGAAGCTGATCAAGCTGCGGTCTGGCCAGCTTCCTAGACTCACGTACAATTCCGTCAAAAACTGCTGGTCCGGTGGGACCTTGAGTGTGGCTGAATTATACAAGCGGGGGAGCTTGCTGAACCGGAGCCAGACCCGACGAAACTTACTGATGCTCATTATAGCTCACCTTTTTTAGAATGCAAGCATAATTTGCCGTGTTGCGTTCGTACTTTTGGCCACTGTACACCTGCGACGTGCGCGCCTTGCTGCGGGCAACAGACGGCCCATAGAGCGCCCGGCTGGTTATGGGGTACCACGTAATACCTACCGGGCCACGGACCCTCGTAGAGCGCTCCTGCGGCACCGTGCAACACCTTGCGCCCGCCTTGCGCGCACGCCAGCGCACGGGCCTCGGGTGAGTATCCATCACGTGTAGACGCTAAGAGCGTTTCCAAGCTAGGGTTGTATGTGGCCATATTCGTACTCACGTAAGACCCGGCCGAAGGCTTCACAAGTATCACATATGGTCGCTTCGTCTATGGGATGTTTGGGGTGCCATTCCACTAAGATGCCCGGAGGTACTAGACCGGCTATCTGAGTGTACTGCGCAGGGTTGCACACAATGCCATAGGGTAGTGCGCGCCTTTTGCTCATACGGGTTCTGATGGCGTCTAGGCTTGCCATTGCATAGCGCCATTGCCGCAAGGCACAAACCCCAACCGGGTAAAGAACGCGGTCAACCGCTTGAGGTCACTACCGTAGTTCGTGGTCGGGTGGACCTGGACCAGTGCGTTCGGTGGGAGTTTAGCCTGTAACTCGCATACCATCTCGGTTCCAATACCTTCACACCGAACCCCCTCGGGGACCAGTATGCGGTTGATGTAGAAATTACCGGGGTAGATTTCACTAACGTCTAATGATGCAAGACGTTGTAATCCGTGAGGCGGGATATCCACAAAGCGGTAAACACTGTAGCACATATCGTACTCCTAGGGTTGTGGGAGGTGTGGCCCGTGACGTGGGCCAATCGGTGAATATTAACCGTCGCCGTCGCCAGAGCCGTAGCCGTCGCCGTAGCCGTGGCCGTCGCCGTCGCCGTCGCCGTAGCCGTAGCCAGAGCCGTAGCCGTCGCCGTAGCCGTGGCCCTCGCCAGAGCCGTCGCCGTAGCCGTAGCCAGAGCCGTCGCCGTAGCCGTGGCCGTGGCCGTGGCCGTAGCCGTAGCCGTCGCCGTCGCCGTCGCCGTCGCCAGTATTATTCATTTGTTTTTGCCTCTCGGATACTCCGTTCGGCATTTACCGAGCATTGAATTAGCTCACAATCTTCCGTAAGCGCGATGCGCGCCACTGGCTCACTGATTTTACTATCCTCGTGAAGTCCGTGGTTAGCCACGGCAGAAAGCCATTTGCCTCTAGCCGGTTTCCAGTACCAGAGGCGTCGGCTTTCCGTAAGCACACATTCGCGTCCGGCCCGAGACTCCAATACCCCGGCATGTACTCCAGCATCCCGGCAACGCACGATCACATAAGATCCGAGGAGTGGGTCCGGAAGAGGTGCAGCACGGTTGATAGAAAACATTGCCGCAAGTTGTCGTGCTTCGCCGATAGTAAGGTTTTCGATGTTCATATTTTACTCCTAAGGTTGTGGGAAGTGTGGCCCGTGACGTGGGCCAATCGGGATGGTCAACCTGGAAACATGGTACAGCACACTAGGAGCTCTCAAGTCCCATCCTGCAGCGAGTTATTATCTAGCCCAGCAGGCTAGGGACTCTCCTGTCCTGCGCCACTCATCTGCGTGTTTGGCTCTCCCTCGTCCAGCATGTCTTTCGCAACTTCGTGTATCGCCATCTGCAGTTTGGTAGAAGCAACACATAAAATCGCCATTGAAGTAGGGTCTTCCATATCTTCTTTCGTGAACGACATAAATTGGTTGGTGTTTTCGAATTTGCCGATAATGATACCACTCAGGTCCTTAAAGACCAACAGCTTCGCAGGACTCTCCAACCGCGCGAGTTTTTGCGCGGTCGTATGGTCTGTGAGCATTGGCACACTTTTAACCCAAGAGAAATCAGCGTCGTCCTCGAAGAGAAGGTGTGGCAACCAACTTTCCATCAACTCTTCCCAATCGGCTTGGGCTTGTTCAACATCAGCTTGCCCGTTTAAGATGCGAATCATATTGACAAAGCGTCCCGATAATTCCATTACTATGGTCCTGTGGTTAGGGTCACCCCGACTGCCCACTTGTTAGAATGGGCAGTCAGTGTGGCCTAGCCGGTGATCTGTTTGTTGGCGGGCTGACTGTTGCCGCCGAGCTGGCGGTTCAGGTTGACCTTCTTACCGAACTCGGCACCGGCGTAGTATGCTCCGACGTCGATGTTCGACTTGCGTGCCTTGCTGGTCGTAGTATAGGGGAACAACTTCGCCATCAGCTCCTGGTTGGCGGCTGCCTCCATGTTGTAGACGTCTGCCAACACAAGGGACTTACCGGCGCTTGCCTGCTCACGACTGGCTGCGATAATCTCCTCAACCCGGTTGTAGATGATGTCAGCCGCGCCGCGCTGAAAGCCCGGACGCTGCCCCGTGTTGCCATTCGGGTAGAGTTTGTACGATTCTGCGTCAACCGACTTGAACAACCACTTGGCGATTTCGCTGGCTGCCGTAGCATTGCTTACCTTGCCGATGAAGAGGTGCTTCTTGGTACCCTTGATGAAGAGGTACTTGCAGAAGTACAGCTTGGCGGTTGCCTGCCCGATGGTGCGGGTCCAAGGCGCGGAGTAAAACTCGGCGGTCACGCTGTCACGCGCCTCTTGCGGGGTTTGCCCGGAAGCTTCAACCTCAGCCATATCCAGGTTGTGCTTGGCGAGCAGATTATGGGCCATCCGGATCGCGTTGTCACGCTCACCTTCCGTCGCCCCGGCATTGCCGGCGAGATTAAAGAGTTTGCGCACCTTGCTGAGAATCTTATCGTTTGACATGCTAGACTCCTAGGTTGGCGGGTTGAGCGTTGTGCCCAACCACAACTGCATAATAGCCTAGGGATACTCAGGGTACAAGGGGTTTTTGTTTCACTTTATGCTCCCAACGTTCCTTGTCTCGTTTGGTCGGTTTGGGGAGTTCTTCTTTACCTTTCTTATCGGGCAGGAAGCCGACTCGGTAGCTCACGGCGTCACACCCATAGCACGGGGCAAGATCGCGCATTCCGTGATACAGGTAACGCCGCGCGGTTTGGAATGCCGGGCCGGACCAAATCTCGTGCAATGGGGTTTCATTCACGTTCCCGCAGTTGTAACGGCCGAGCCAGTCGTTGCAGCAGATTGCGATGGATCCGTCGTACCGCACGGCTATCTCACGGAATGGCTTTGCGCACCGTTTCCCGGCTTTGCTGAAGTTCAGCGGGGCACCGCTCCCGGCGTGGTTGTTCAGCGTGGAATGGGTACCGTCACGGGCGACACTGATGTCCTCGATGAAGATGAACTGCCGAGCATCGACTGGCCACCGTTGATGCGGGCTAAGGTGTTTATCCTCAGGGTACTCGCCGATCTTAAAATCGACCATGTGGCTGTCTCTGTCGAAGGCTTGGCGTATTTTCTGGCCGATCTTGACTGTCTGGTATTCGTCCATTGCAAAAAGGTTCAGTCCATTGTCAAATGCAGTGCTCAGCGTGGACACGGTATTCTTCAGCAAACCGCCACCGTTGCTGGTCATCATGATGCTGGCGGCGGGCATCATCCGCCGGGTTTCCTCGATGAACTTGAGCCACTCCGGGTGCATGGTTGGCTCACCGTGCATCGCGAATTCAATGCGCGGGTTCCAAGGTGGCAAACGATTGAGGATATTGTGGAGGGTCTCCAGCTCCATGTACTTGAAAACTTTGTTCTTAGGGTCCTGTATTGCGTTGATTCCGCAGAACGTGCATTGCAGATTGCAACCTTGGGTAAGTTCAATCTGGAGTGCGAATGGTGGGTCGGGCTGGTCTTCGTACATAATCACCTCAGGTAGTTTGCGCTGTCAGCCGCTTTTTTCCATGCGATTCTAACGTCCGTGCGTTCACCTTCGAACCAGCCAGTCTTCGTCTGCTTATGCACGATGGTCACAAACTCCGGGAACATCGCCTTCAACAGATTGGCTCCTTCCTCTTGAACCTGGGCAGTCCTCCAAGTGGAACAACCACCTTTTGCATTGCGGGCATTTTTCCCGTTCGCTGCCCAATTATACAGAACTCGTGTGTGGTACCCAAGCGTCAGCAGACTGAGGACACATTGGTAGTCTTCCATCACCGGGGTACGGTCCAACCGGATACCATGTTTGCGTAAAACGTGACGGTCAACGCCCCAAAGATCGCAGACATTCGTACAGTCCTTGAACTCAGTGGGTACACGGTTGTTCCCCAGCCGGATGCTGATAGCGACATGTGGAAAACCCGCTAAGAACTGTTCTTCCACGGTTTGCCACATTGGTGTCGGGTCGCCCAGCCGGGTAAGTTTAAGATCAGGCTGGCGCTCAAAGAACACAAGGTCGTCATCTACCATGAAAACGTATCGGTCTTCAGTATTGTCGACTATCCACTGCCGGGTCGGTGCGATGCCCCGCACGGGGCAGGGAACGACCTCATAATCTGGGTACACTCGGGCGTATTCACAGCGTTCCTTGGTCGGTACAATCAACCGGGTATCCGGTGGGCACCACTCTAACGACGCGACTTGCCCGGCTCGCCCGGCACTAGGGATTACGATTTGCATGGTTGTCCAGCGCCTCCTGGGCTGCGCGTAAAATGGTATGGTACTGCACAGTAGACCATTGCGGCAAGCCCCTAGACCGACGTACGATGTAATAACGTGGTGGCAAGGTGCTAGGGTGCCCGCGGGCGTCCAGGCGCTCGTAGAGCGCCCAGACACCGGCTCGCCGGATTAAGCGGCTATAGGTCATCCCGCTCCCCGACACAGATTGGCTGGAACGGAATACCGTCTGCCGTCATATAAGCGTACTTCACCGTTACGAACTTGCCGACCAAGTTGGGTGCGTTGGCCCGGTCTTCGTGAGTACCCGGCGCAGTCACCCGGAACGGCGCACCATCCAGGGTTCGGCACAGCAGCACGGGAACCCCACGTTGGCTAACGTCCCAGTCGACCACCTCAAACTCGCTGTCCATGAACTCTTTCACCTTCACGATATGCGGGCTACGCTTGCCCGGCTCGTAGGTGGCTGAGCCGTTGCGTAGGATAAGACCCTCATACCCTTGACGCCGGGCTTGCTGCATGATCACCGGAAGGCTTTCAGCGTCACGGAGTAATCGAGTATCTACCCGTACGATTGCATGGGGGTCACCGATATAGCGGGTTGCCTCGAACCGCTCGGAAAACGGGGTGTCCTCGATCACGTCGAATACGTGGTACTGCAATTTCTCGGAGCCAGTCTGGGGTCGTTTTGCGAGGCTCATAATCTGTTGCAAGGTAAGACCGTGCCGGTAGATCTCGCCGTCCCAATACGCTCCCTCAGGGATCAAGTTTTCAAGACTGGCCATGATGTGAGGCAATGTCTCAATCAGTTTGCCCTTGCGACTGTAGGCAACGAGCTTGCCATGCTGGCGGGTGACAATCATCCGCATACCGTCTAGCTTCGGTTGGACATAAACCTCTCGTGCGTTCATCAGGCTCTTGGTGTTGGTCACTGCGAGCATCGGCGCTGGGAGCTCGAGCTGGTTGGTCACCGTAGCCCGGAGCGCGCCTTCGTTCTCTTTGTACCCGCTGTCCAGCTTGGCCCGGACCCGTGCGTTGATACGAGACTCAATCTGCTCACCGAGGGTACGCCCGGCTTTTCCATAGGGGACTTCTTCAGTGCGGATGGTGCCATCACTGTCCGGGGTAAGGCGAGTCTCCATGTAAATGGTGTGGCCTTGAGACCAGATTGTCCAAGTGCCGATGGTGCCGCTCGAATGACGTTTGTAAAGTGTGATCATCAGAACCTCACGTAAGAGTCAGCAAGTTCTTGGAGGCAGCCTTCGAACGCGGAGTTCAGTGCGTTGGCCGATCCAGTAAGCGTGAACATGATGATGCCCTTGTCGGTAGAAAGTCCGGCAATAGTGCCAGTCTTGAGAGCGCGGAGTAATGGTGCTTCAGCCACGGATAAGACGATGTTTGGCATTGGATTGTCCATTAGTCTGGTGTCGAAAATCTTGCTGTCGACAACAGGAGCAACCCCGAGGATTTCGTCATTACCGATGATGAACAAATGGGCGACATTGCAGCTTTCCCGTGCATCGAAAGAGATGCCGACCGTAACTTCGTTGCTCGGATTGGCGATGGCTATCGAACCGTTTGAACCCCACTCTGCGGCGGCTGGCGTAGCCGCAGCAATGGCAAGGGTAAATAGGGCAGTCCTGGCGTACATAGATGGGCCTCTTACGTGGTTGCATGGGCTAGGGCATAGTACCCTAGCTTAATATATGTTTGTAAAATACTTGTTCTTAAATCACCACTGTCAGCCATAAAAAATTTCACGCATTTCGTCGTCGAGACCGTGATTTTCATGAAATTGATACTTTTTATTCATCTGTCTACGCCAAACAATGGCTGACCATTTAAAACGATAATTAGGTGAATTAATCTGTTCATTATTGACTACGATATATCCACGCCATCTCTTTTGAGATGTAATGAATGAGACACCGACAACTCCTGAAGCATTGTCCCGACGTAGTTTTGCATTGCGTTGATTTTCTTGACGAGAAACTTCACGTAGATTCACAATGGTGTTATTTCGTTTATTTCCGTTAATATGATCGATTTGGTCAGTAGGCCACACTTTATAGACTAACAGCCAGATTACGCGGTGAGCTTTGAACAAAACCCCATTGATCATAACATGAACATAACCTTTGCTATTAACTCCTCCGACCGTCGAACCAGCCTTTACACATCCGCGGCTAACCCGCCATATTAATTTCTCGCCGTCATATTTTAGCAACGTGGTAACTTCTCTATACGACAGATTGGCTTCGTTTTTACGGCATCGTTCGAAACTGTTCATAATCTTGGAGTCTTCTGTAGGCTATGTGGGCTAGAGCACAGTGTCCTAACCCACGTAGGATTGTCACATCTCTAAAGCCAGTTCTACGGCTTTACGTTTTAGTTCCGCCCCGGTACCGAACCAAGCGTGGTTCAGCCTGGCATCTACGGTTTGCGTGTTGCGCACGTGATCCAAGTAGTATGTGACCCCATTGACCAAGCCCCAGGCACTGTCCTTTGCGCTAAGGGTCTCCGCGCCCGGCGCATTGACCCGGATGGCCATGAGCTCGTCCAACGTAGTAGAGCTGATGCACTGCGGCTCTTCAGCCTGAGTGTACCGGGCACCAAGAAACAGCTCACCGTAATAGTCTCTCGCTTGCTCCACGGTGACTGGCTTGCTGGCCAACAAATCGGCATCGGCCATAAACTGATCAAAGCTACTGTCCACGAGGCCAAGCTGTTCCTGGACCTTATGGGTGCTGAACTTGCCACGGTGGGTCAACTTGATACGGTCTTGCTTGTCGCCGGTTGCGAAACTCAACGTGTTGTTGCAGACGACCCGGACAGTGGTGAACATCGCCGTGGTTGCCAGCGTCTGGTCCATACTGGTTGCCAGCAACAGGAACGGGTGAATCGGGTCATCCTTACCCAGCGCGCCGACCATGTTGGCGCGGGCCAATGCCCAAAGGCGTTTCCCACCAAACAACACACCGGCAGTCTCCATCCGGAAGTTGCCCAGGTTGACCACCGACTCGAAGAAGTCCATCACGTCTCGAGGCTGTACGATCTGGTACCCGTCGCTGACGATGCCGAGGACTGCGTCGGTGTCACTGCGGTACAAGACGTCCCTGTCGTCCATATAGTACGTGTCACCAGTCTTGGTTTCGTAATGCACCGGGGCACGGAGGGCCTCCCACTCAAACCCAGCCTCACGCCGCCAAGTCGCCATGTCCGAGTCGTGTGTCAGAGACTGGCCCAGACCATGCCAAGGGACCGCGCCGACATAAGCCATTTCGGCCTTGCCATCAGTAAAGTTGATTTCGTGTGCCATGCTAGGCTCCTAGAGGTTGAGGTGTGGTGACCCGTTGCCACCACACCTACATAATAGCCCATAGAACTGTGGTGCGCAAGTGTTATGTGCTCCAGCGATGCCCGGTTACTACGTCCACCAAAGTGTGTCCGGGACCGAAAGCTGCGTGGGCTTCGGCGCGTTCTTCCTCGGTCGGGCCTTGGTATTGGTTCCGGTAATCCTCGAGAAAAGCCAGGAGTTCTTTAGTGCGCGTTTTCACGCAAACTTTCAAAAGTTCTTCATCTACACCGACTTCGATCAGAATATCGTCTGGTGGGATCTGGTTGTTGCTGTGCCACCGGAACACGCCACCATCGAAGTACGTTTTCTCACGGAATTCATTTTTGTTCATAGTGCCCCCAAGGGAAGAGTGACCAAGTGCCCGGTTTTGCCAGCAGGATTTCACTTGGGGTCCAGGCGAGGCTGAACCACTCGTAGGTATCATCCTGCTCGGCGACCCAACCGCCGAATTTGTTAGAGTGCCTCAGCAATGCTTTGAGGTCATTGCCGAATTCGATGCGGATTTTGTATTTATCAAACATTAGAGGTAGCTCCGAAAACCCGACAAGATGGACCAGCTACCGATAGTTTGATCACCTTGAACAAAGGTGCAATCAAACCCGGCTTTACGCGCGCCAATCTTGGCTTCTTCTAACGTCGCGTACTCGGTCTGACCGAAGTATCCGAAATTGTAAAACCATAGTTTGATCATGACTGGCTCCTAGAGGTAAGTGTGAGGGCCCGTTGCCACCACACCTACATAATAGCCTAATGAGCCGTGGTGTGCAAAAGTTTTTTGTCCAGTGCATCAAACTCTTGCTGCAATGTCTGCATCACCGGGTAGTCCATGTCCCGGAGTACCCGGAAAGTCTCCTGGCCGACCGTGGCCAGCATGTAATGGCCAATCGTTTCCGCCGGAGTTATAAACCATTCAAGGGAGAGCTCCGGGTTGCGGGCACATACGCAGTAGATTCTGTCTCTGGACACCCCATAAGTCAGGCATACTAGGGTTTGCAGGGTATGCAGCTCGGCTTCAAAGGCTTCGTGAATACCCTGCGGGCCGAAAACATGGTGGTCTAAGGCGTCGCCTGCGTCTTCCGAGCTGACCATTTGACAACAGACCGTGGAGTACACCTGGCCAACGGCAAGGGAGAAGTCGTTGCTGGCGAATTGCTCCAGTTGTGTGTCCCCGGAGGTTGTCGTAAAGACAAGCCCTGTGGGGGTTTGCTCAATGTAAGTCTCAATTTTCATATGTATTAGGGTCGTGGATGATGTGCTGAGTGTTTCCCGGGATGAACCAAGACCGGGGCCGGATAACAAGGTCAGTACGGTTGAGCGCGGCTGCGAGTTGGGTAGGATAAGACAGGTCTTCACCACACCACACGTAGATAGCCCCTTGCGGGGCTCGTTGCATCTGCCGGGTTGTCGTGCCGGTGAGTCCTCTTATTTCACCGGGTTGGTGCGGCGTTCGAGAAGGGTCACCGGGCGCGAGTGGTCGATCAACAGAACCACGCGCTCGGTGCCGATGTAATCGATCACACCCATGCCAGACTCTCCGTTGATGTTGGCCAGTGCCGAGAAGTCCGTAGTGTGCACGTAAGGCCGGACGCACTCTACTCGGTTGGGTGTGATCTTGACCACGGTCATGCAGTTGTATGGGAAGTCGTGGGCGGTGATAACGTCACCAAGCTGGAGGTCTTTCACTGCGGTCATGGCGAGCTCCTAAGGGTTAGGCTGGCGAGCAGGGTGCCCGCCAACAACTACATAGTAGCCGGTAGAACCGGGTGGAGCAATAACTGTTACCTCCAGTAGACTGGCTTCTGCATTTCCGCAGCGTTCTGCAATAAGCAGAGCAGGATACGGAGCAAAGGTTGGGTCTGTGACCCGAGGAAAGGCCGGTTTTCTTCCAAAAGACCAATTACCCGGCGCTGAATTTCCCGGAGATCCCGTATTAAGATTTCCCCAACGTATTTGTCTTCATCCCACAGCCGTAGTTCCTCCAATAAAGTGACAAGCTGAGGTTGGGTCAGTTCGATGGTTGCGGTTTTAGTGATGTAGAATCCAGCCATTATCGACTCCAATGTAATGGAAGACTGCACTGCGCGGCTTTACGGGTGAGCCTCAACACTTCGTTGAGAACTTGAGCGTCAACCAGAGGGTACGGCTGGTTGAGATAGATATCTAGTTTCTGCTCAACAACGTGGAGGAACCGCACTGGAATCTCGCCTTGAAGTGCATCCTCCAATCCGAGTTTCGGCAGAAGAACTGCGAGTTGCCATGAGGTAAGATGGGTTTGATGCTCAGTGCTCAAGTAGATCATGGGCATGGCCAATAGTATTCCTCTTCAGGTTGGACACCGGGGAATTGCGGACCATAGTAGTCCGGGTTCTTTCGTACCAGATTGGCTCGGTGGCTCAAATGTACCCGCTCATCCCCGAGCCATGGGGGTAAGACGAGTGGAAGGGTAAGACGAGTCAACGGCTGGCCCAGGTTGTGCCGGTACCCGCGCGCACGCCATTCATTCACAATCGCCTGGAAGTACGCCGTCAAGGCTTCCGGGTAGTCGCGCCACATCCGGCACGCCGGGTGGTTCCTGTGGCGGGTATAGCGCCATCCGCCGGGGAGAGCCAGAGAGGCCATCCGGTGTGCTGCGGGTGAGAGCCAGTCTGGTAGGGTCTCAGTGGTGACACATAGAATCTCTATTACCTCCAACCGTTGTTTGCCTAAACGCGCACGGTCCAGCGCACGGGCTGACCGCGCAAAGTCTGCGTAGGGTAAGAAGGTCTGCATGAAGTTTTTACATCTTGCCTACGATTTTCTCCACGACAATCAGCGCGATGAAAATCACGCAGAGAATCCCGACCCAGAGTAAGAGCAATTCAACGTCACACATTGGTTTCTCCATGGTTGCGGTTTGCCTACAAGGGTACAGTAGCCTACGATACGCTGGAGCGCAACCACAGTTGTATCCTTTATGGTCTGGGGCTATTATGTAATAGTGGTAAACAAATGGAGCATAACAATGCAGCATGAACTAGACCCTGCTGAGGCACTGGCCTATATCGGTGCTGGACATGGTCGGGCGACCCTTGTTGGTCGGGAAACCCGGTACACCTATAAGTTCGGGCAGAGCGAGGATAAGAAGCTCATCTTCGTTAAGGTTCTGACCGGACCGAACAATGAAACCGATTACCAGTACGTCGGGTTCATCAACGACCAGTGGAAAATGGTCGCCGGGCAGAAAGGCAACGCGGAACACGGAGCGTTCAAGGCGCTGGCGTGGTACATATATAAGGGTAACACTGCGCCGGAAACCGCCGCGCAAGCACAGTTTCTGCACGAAGGGGTTTGTGGCCGATGCGGGCGGACGCTAACAACGCCGGAGAGCATTGAGCGCGGGATTGGCCCGGTATGCTGGGAACAGATGGAATAAATAGGTATTGTTCCGCCGGGTTCGGTGGGCTATTATGTAATTGTGGTGGGCACGGGGCTCCGCCACCTCAACCTCTAGGAGATTAGCATGAACGTTTCTAAGCTCAAGAAGGTCAAGATCGCGCCGAAGGTCAAGGTTGTCCGCAAGGACTCGCTCGGTCCGGCTGGTGCGTACCGCAAGGCGGACATCGCGGCCCCGAAGACCCTCCAGCTCTTGTACGTGGGGCTCTACAAGCCAGTCTGGGAGAAGGTTGGCCCCATGGACACGGTGAAGGTCAAGACCGCTGAGGACGTCAGTTTGCGCGGTCCGACCCAGAAAGCTGTTGCTGCCGTGGCCGAGAAGCCGGTGGTTGCTGCAGACCTTATCAAGAAGGTGACCGTGGTTGGCGCAAAGAACGCTGAGGGTGTGGTCAGCCACATGATCAATATCGGCGTCCTGACCGTGGTTGCCTAGGCTAACTGGGCCAGCCGTTCCCGGCTGGCCCAGTTAAGACGACTTTGAGGATAAGATGATGAAAATACTAGGGTACGACTGGGAGAGGATCCAAGCGGTGCAGAGAAAAGAACGCCCGCTCCACGACACGATTCCAACCGACCGGGTTGCGAGGCCGAAGGCGACTCCTGAGGATTACGAACTCCTTGAGAAGCATGGGGAAGACGGTCTGCGGGAGATGGGATTCTTCGGCGTCCTGGACAGACTGGCGAATAAGTAGCGTTGTTCCGCCCGGTTCGCCGGGCTATTATGTAGTTGTGGTGGGGCACGGGGCTCCGCCACCTTAACCCTGGGAGCATAGCATGAACAACATCTTTCGCGCTGAAGACTTCACCTACATTTCGGACCGCAACGAGTATGTCGGCGAGATCTCCGAACTGGAACGCAAAGGCCGGCTGGGACGGGTGATCTACCTGCTGGTCGGGGACAACCAGCCCGAGGAGTTCCGGTTCCAGAGTGACATCTTTCATAACGAAGAGCTGGCGGGTGCGTGGTTTGCCAGCCCGAAAGGTGCAACCATGACGATCTTCAACGACTAACATTCTACGGCCCGGTTCGCCGGGCCAATCTCTGTGGGGTAAGGCAATGTCTGAGTGGAGAGTCCAACACGCGGGTGATGTGGTCTGTATCTCAACGCAGATAAGACCGGGTGACCGGGAGGCGCTTCGGACAGTGGAAGCAGAGTACCCGGCGATCCTCGGGCAACAACCGCACCGTGGAGAGATTTGGGGAAACAACTGGGAGGCTCTCCAGACTGGCTGGTTCGTGATGAAACGCCGGTACCTCTAGCCCCTCTAGCGGGCCAAGGATGGCCCTGTCCTGCCCTGCCCTGCCCTGCCCTGCCCTGCCC